GTTCCCTTTAGGGACAATCCTGCAAGACGCTATTTCAAGGACAAGGCTGAAGCGGCTAGTGAGAAGCTGACTGGTATTACGACTGACTATCTCAATAGTGGGATGAAGCCCGAGACTATCCCTAAGGAGCCTCCTGAGGAGATCACTCAGATGATTGAGCTGTACCGTACTGATCCTCAGTCTTTCTTGTATGCTACTGGTAGCACTAAGGGTTTCACTGAATCTATCCATGGTGCTATTCTTCTAATGGAAGGAGGCAGGTCTTGGGAAGATGTTGTAAAGAGAACTGCAGGCTTTGAAAAACTCAAGGCTGACTCCAAGGGAAGAGCAAAGATTGAGGGTCTTAGAAGCAAGGTCAACACTGGTGTAACTGAGATCTCTAAGGTTATTGGCACCGAGATTGACCAAACAGGCAAGGACTTCATCTACAATATGGCTTGTAGATTTGTAGGCTCTGGCGAGTCTCCTAGTAGAGCCGTAGAGTTGGCTAAGGATGTCTACCAAAATCAGTACGTGACTCTCCTAGGTACTAGCATCCCTGCTAGAGTGTTTACCTCTAGATCTTATGGTAGTGCTGATCTTAAGATGGCTAAGGAGCTATTTAGAGAGGAGTTCGACTATGGGGATGACTCCAAGTATTCTGTAGATTACAACGAAGAGTTTGGAAGACTTGTTGTATATGAGAAGGGGACGTACAACTACGTCAAGTCATACACGACTGAGGACATCCAACGTACTCTTGACAAGGCCGCTGAAAGAAAGGCTAAGGAGCTTGAAAAGGAAATGAATGCAACTGTCTTTGATAGACTTTCTAAACTAAATAGTGGAACTGACTAATGAATCCTAGACGTAGTGCTTGGGGTGACTTCGAGAATACGGAGCATCCCTATGATGGTATCATTAAGGATACTGCTGAGAGATACGGTTTGAACCATTCTCTATTCAGACGACAACTGTATCAAGAATCACGATTTAACCCTAACGCTGTGTCTCGTGCAGGTGCTATGGGTATCGGGCAAATCATGCCTAAAACTGCAAAGGCTTATGGTGTGACCGACCTTAGCACCCTTAAGGATCCCTTCTTTAACATCGACCTTGCAGGTCGTATTATGAAGGATAACCTTAAGTATGCTAAGGGCAATCAATATGCGGCATTGGCTATGTACAATGGTGGTACTGCCGCAATGAAGAACTACCTTAAGGGGAACTATAAAAAGCTCCCTAATGAAACTTGGAATTACATTGACACCATCGGTGATGATGACAGGTGGGGGGAACAGAAGGTAAATGAGTCTGTCCCCACCGTTAATCCGAGTGAGTCTCCTAAGATTGAGCAATCCTTGGCTCCTTCTGAGGAGTCCTTGATTGACAGGGAGCCTGTATTTACTAACCTTGATTTGCCTGAGGCATCTAAGGAGATCAAGCCCTTTATCAAGGATCCTATTGATGAGGATGCTGTAAGGGCGGCTCTTGCTAATACTACTAGGAGTAGACTTATCGGTATCAGTTTTCGCTCAAAGCGTTGGGCTGACAATCGTTATGTCTATGACCCTTCTCAGGATACATCGGATGAGCCTCAGGTCGGTTTTACGGGTGGCTTGAAGCACGGTTATGTCCCTACATACCTTAGGATGTCCTTTGCTGACGGGAGCATCTTTGGTGAACAGTTTGCCCCTACGGATGAACAAAGGGGGGAAATCCTAGGCAAGGTGGGGTACAACATGGATAGGTACTATGCTGTACTCAATGGTGCTACTTCGATGGAGGATGTCGAAGAAAGACTTAAGATCAATGATGAAGTAATCAAGTATAGGCAGGCTGAAGCTAAAGCAGGCTGGTTCTCTTCGATTACTTCTTCTATTGGTAGCGCTGTTGTAGATCCTTTGTCTTATGTCCCCGCACTTGGTGCGTATGGCATGGCAGGAAGGGTGCTCACAGGTGCCGCTTTGGGTGCTGTGTCTAATCAGATTGATACCTACGTGTCTGGTGCAGAGCACGACATCATGGAAGACATGCTTGTTGGTGCCATGTTTGGTGCAGGTATTGAATTTGCATTCAAGGGCCTAGGAAAGAGTGGGCACTATGTAGGTGATACTGCTCGTAGAGCCAAAATCATCAGGGAATATCAGGAGGCAGGTAAGGAGCTTCCTTCTGAGGTCTTTGATGGTATTGGTGGGTCTACTAAGGTCGCTACGTCCTTGAACAATCTCCTTGACAACATCGAACGAAGAGTTCCCCTTGTGTCTACTAAGGGTGTCTTTCAGGCTCTTGAGTCTACTAACTTTAGGAAGTTCTGCGAGTCTGTCTTTGTAGACCGTGGTTCTGGTTATGTGGATGAGAACGGTGTTCACTATGCAACGAGGTTCCAAGGGCAGACTGTAGAGGAGAAACTTAGAGCCGCTCAGATTGACTTTGAGAACTTTGAGTCAGGCTATAGAGAGAGTTTCAATAATCTCAGAAAGCTAGGACTTGCTGATGCTGAAATCAACCTAGCAATTTGTCAGGCTATTGAGAATGGTGTAACCCCTTCCAAGTTTGTAGGTAATGAAGAGTTCAGTAAGATCGTAGAGTCTACTAAGGATTTCCTTCAGAAAACCTCTAAGGTTGGCCAGAGAGGCGGCTATGTCCCCAGAGTAAGTGACCCTAGAAAGGTTGGTGATCTCTTTGACCCTAAGCTCCCTAGAGGCCCTCAGGTAGAGAAACTTGTTAATGAACTTTCTCACGCTCTTGTTGATGGTGCACTCGCTAAGCCCGAAGTAAGACAGAGAATCCTTGACTACTACAAGAAGAATATCTACGATAAGCTCAAGGCTGAAAGGGAAGCACAGATTGCCGAGCAAGACAAGAAAAAGGACATCAAGTACCAAAAGGTAGCTAAGGCTTCCAATAAGATTATTTCTGACAAGTCCGCTCAAGCCTCTAGAAGTATTGAGCGTATCCAAGAAAGAGGAGACGTTAGAGGTGACAATCTAGCTGATAGGTACAATGAGCTAGAACCTGCCTACAATAAGGCTAAGAACAAGATCTCTGAGGATATCTCTAATGACCTTGAGAAGGCTGAAGCTGACTACAATAAGGCTGTTAAGGAAGCTAAGGATAAATCTGAGAAGAAAACCAAAGAGCTAGAGAAAGAGTACACTAAACTTGATAAGTCCTCTGATGCCGACATTGATGCCGAAATCAACAAAAAGATTGAGAGCCTTAGAAAAGAAGCTGAACTAAAGAAAGAGTTGGCTAAGGCTAAGGCTGAGACCGAAGGGCAAGCTAATGCCGCACAGAAGAGATACGACAAGTACGTAAGCACTACCCTTGTAGAGAGAGCTAAGAAACTCAAAGAGAACGCTCTTAAGGCTAGAGAAGCTAAGAAGGAATCTCTCCTTGAGGCCCTCGAAGCAGAAGAGCAGAGACTTAAGAATACCTTAGAAAACAAGAAGAAATCCTACGAATCTAGAGTAGAGGGTATCCAGAAGAGAGAATCCGAGAGACTTAAGGAACTTGAGAAGAAGCTCATCAAGGATAGAGACTCTATTATCGAGAAGATCGAAGCTGTAGAGAAAGAAACTGCAGATAAGATCAAAGCTAAGGAACGAGAGGTTAGTGAAGTCCAGAGACAGCAACACAAGGCTCAGGACTTAGTTAGACAGGAGAAGTTCGAGGATAATCTTGAGCCACTTCCTGATGAGCCTGATTGGGTAGATGTGCTTGAGTGGATGCAGAAAGAGGCTAGGGAGGATGCTCTTGGTTGGATCGACCAAGGTACTTCCATGGGTAGGGCTATTATCACTGATGGTAACATTGCAAACATCAAGTATGACCCTGAGGTGACTAGAATCCCTTGGGATACCTCTGTTGCTACCCGTAGTGGGTTGTCTATTGACAAGCTACGTAGGGATCCTCTTGAGGCTGTCCGTATGCACCATAACAAGGTTATTGGCGACAATATCCTCCTTAGTTACGGGTGTGAGAACTTGGGTGACTTTGAGAGTATGTTGGGTAAGATGTGGTCTGAGGAGGTTAATTCTACCGTAGGTGGTAGAGTTGACGCTAAGAAGTTTGCACAAGCTCAGGAGCAACTTATCAACATGATCTATAACAAGCACCATAGTATGTCTGATGTCAATAGCTCTTGGCTTGGTGCTATGGTGGATGTCATCAGAAACCTTACGTTCTTCTCTAAGAATGCTATGATGGGTATGGCTAATCTCTTTGAACAGGGGGAGGCTATTAAGCACTATGGGGCCCTGCATTTCTTTAAGGGTGTCCCTCTTGTTAGAGAGCTTTTTGATAACTGGGCTAATAACGGCATGACCAATGCAGAGATTAGACAGGCTCAGTCTCTTATCTTTGGTATGTCTGTAAGAGAGACAGGTCTACTTAGAGACATTGCTACGGAATCTTTTGAGAAGCAACTACGTAGGTTCAATGGCGATAAGGCTAAGTCTATTCTTGTTGCGGCAACCGATACTCTTGCTCAGGCTTCTCCGTTTACTAAGTTCCTTCAGAATACTGAGAACTCCATTGTGGAGGCTTCTCAAGGCATGTTCTTAGGTGAGCTTATCCAGTACGCTCATAACAAGTCTATTTCCAAGAAGGGCTTCCTTAATAAGGAACTTATGCAACGTAATGGGATCTCTCAGGAGAACTTCGATAATCTATTGAAGATCCTTAAGGAATCCACTACCGTAGGCAAAAACAAGGAAATCACTATTGACAACCTTGATGCTATCCTCTCTAAGGATCCTGCCGCTCTTGCGACTCTTAGACGTATGGGCGACTATGTTGCTCATGAGGTAATCCAGAAGAATACCTTGGGTGACACTTTCCTTTGGGAGGGTGCCCAAAAGAATCCGTTTATGCAGTTGCTCTTGCAGTTCAAGACGTTCGCTCTTAGATCCTATGATAAGAGACTTAAGAAAATTCTAGGTAGAATGGCTGAGGGCGATGCACTTGGACAAGCCTATAGTATCTTCTTGTCTACCGCATTGGGTACCTTGGGTGCACTGACTAACACCCTTATTAATACTGCAGGTATGAATGAGGAACAACGAAAAGAGTACCTTAAGAAGACTCTAAAGTATGACCCTGAAGAAGGACTTACTTTAGACACTGCTCTGCAGGCTGGTGTTAATGGTGCTATGCGATCTAGCGTCGCGGCATTCCCCTCTTTGCTTCTCAACATTGCAGGTGTGAACACTGACGTTAAGACTACCACTGAAGGCTTCTCCACTCAGAAAGAACGGGATGAGCTATATGGGGGCTTTGACGTTGACAAGTGGTTTAGAGACTTGGCTCCTGCATACTCTACCATCAAGTCTTTCATGGACATTGCAGGGTACTCTGCTAATGTAGCTCGTATGACAGGTGATGAAAACTTCACCGATGAGCAACTAGAGAATCAAAAAGAGAAAGCTGTAAGAGCTATCCGTAATTCCACAAACATCCCCTTCCTTAAGTGGGGTGTTTATAATGTACTATCCGAAAAGGATGACTAACTAAAACAATGGCTTCTACTATTGCTAACTATCAGGGCAATGGGTCTACTACAGACTTCAGTGTGCCCTTTGATTATCTAGCAAAGAAGTTTGTGAAGGTCACCGTAGACTCCCTAGAGAAACTCGGGGGTGACTACGGTGACACCACTAAAGACTACTTCTTTGTAGATAAGACTACCATTAGATTCAATACAGCTCCCGCTAGTGGTACTGAAATTATTATTCGCAGATATACGTCTGCTACTGACCGTATTGTGTCCTTTAAGGACGCTTCGGTACTCAAGGCTAAAGACCTTGATGTGTCTACCATTCAGACTATTCATATTGCTGAAGAAGGTAGAGACATCATCAATGACGCACTCATTGTAGACAAGGAAGGCAATTGGGATGCTAAGGGTAAACGTATCATCAATGTCGGAGACCCAATTGATGACAACGATGCAATTACCCTTAAGTTCTACAAAGATGATGCTATGGGTGCCTATCAGGCTAAGCTAGATGCTGAGGCCGCTAGGGATGCCGCTAAGGTCTCTGAGAAGAACGCTAAGGCTTCTGAAGTTAATGCTAAGGAGTCTGAAGTAAACGCTAAGGCTTCTGCAGGTACTGCGGTATCTGCGGCTAAGCATGCTGACACCGTAATGGCAGAGAATCAGGCAATCATTGAAGAGGCTCGACAGATTCAAACCAATGTCGAAACCTCTGAGAGGAATGTCTATGAGAATACCGTAATCGCTACTCAAAAGGCTGAGGAAGCTAAGGTATCTGAGAGGAACGCTAAGGAGTCTGAAGACAATGCTATGGCGTCTGAGGTAAGTGCTTCTGATAGTGCCTCCTTGGCTAAGGATTGGGCTACTAAGACTACTGGTACTGTCGATGGCTCTGAGTATTCTGCAAAGCACTACGCTAATAAGGCTAAGGATAATGCTGATGCAAGTAACACTACTCTTGCAGAAGTTAAGGCTGAAGGTGCCAAGCAAGTAAAATCAATTACTGATACCGCAACCACTGAAATTAGTAAAATCACTAGTGAAGGGGGAAAGCAGGTCGGTCTTGTCACCAATGAAGGTACTAAGCAGGTTGCTAGAGTTACGACTACAGGTAACCAACAGGTATCTGCAGTTACCACTGAGGGCACTAAACAGGTTAACCTAGCGAAGGCTCAGGTAGCCTTGGCTGTCCAAGAGGTTACTAAGGCTAAGGAGCAGGTTAGTCTCGCTACTCAACAGGCTACGTTAGCTACGACTAAGGCTACTGAGGCTGAGGATAGTGCTACTGGTGCTTCCCAGTCTGCTACTGCGGCTAGTGCCAGTGCTAAGAATGCTAGTGCCTCTGCAGGTACGGCTACGACTCAGGCTACTAATGCGAGTAACAGTGCTAAGGCGGCTAAGCTCTCTGCGGACAATGCGGCTCTCTCTAAGACTGCGGCAGGTACCTCTGAGGCTAACGCTAAGGCTTCTGAAGTTGAAGCTAAGAAGCAAGCCGATCTTGCTAAGGGTTATGCTGAAGATGCGGCTTCTGGACAGCTAAATGCTGACTGGGAAGTTACTGATCCTAAGTCTAAGGCATTCATCAAGAACAAGCCTACGCTCGGCGCTCTTGCGTCTAAGGACAGCATTGCGTATAGTGAGATCACTGGTACTCCCCCTGAACAAGACCTTAGTGGTCTTGCTACTAAGAATGAGCTTCAGGCAGGTCTTGCAGGCAAGGCTAGTGCCTCGCATACGCATACCAGTGCCAGTATCACTGACCTGAGCACTACCTTGGCTCCGTATGCTACGACTGCTGTGATGAACACTGAGCTTGCTAAGAGGGCTCCTGTGTCTCATACTCATACGACTGCTCAGGTTACTGGTCTTGATACTGCTCTGGCAGGTAAGGCTCCTAAGAGTCATACGCATACTATTGCTAACGTTACGGGTCTTCAGGTAGACCTTACGGCTATCCGTGAGAGCATCACTAATGTGTCTTCTAAGGTTGACGGTATTGGTGACACTCTGTCTCCTACGTATGCCAAGAAGCAAGGTATCCTTGATGCCTGTGATAAGGCTCTAAATGGCGCTAATCCTGTCCACGCAGGAGACCCCACGCTTGATGAGATTAAGTTAGCCTTAGCTACCATTCAGGCTCAGTTGGGTCAGTTGGAGAGTAGAAGGTATGTTAAGGAGGCTGGTAAGAGTTCTGATGGTGCGGGTTGGTATCGTAAGTGGTCTGACGGTTTTATTGAGCAAGGTGGGCGAATTACATCGGTGACTACTACGATTTCATTACATACTGCGTTCACAAATACAAACTATACGATTAGCTCTAGTCAAGCAGGTTCATCATCGGCTAACATTACTCGTGTTGCAATCAAAGATAGAACAACAAGCAAGTTTACTCTTGAATACTGTGCGGCTAATATGTTACCAATAAGTTGGAACGCCTGTGGTTACTAAAGGATTACTAAATGGACGATCAAACTTTTCTTAATCAATTAGCTGAAAAGCTAAGCAAACTCGGTACTGTTAGACCCTTAGGTTTCCACTATCTTCACCCCTACGGAACAGTGCCTGCTGACTCTATTATTTGTAATGGAGCTACGTATTCTAGAGCTTTGTACAAAGACTTCTTTGATTACATTACAACTCAAGGGTGGGTGAAGACTGAAGCTGAATGGCAAGAGATTGCTACGAGAGACAATGGCTTCTGCCCTTTCTATAGCGATGGTGACGGTAGTACGAACTTTAGGACTCCTAAGTTTGCTCCTTATCAGCAGATTGCTATCACTAGTGGTGATGTTGGGAATTATCATAAAGCGGGACTGCCTAATATTGAGGGTGAGCATAATGGTACCCCTTGGATTTCTAAAGGAAGCGGGTGCTTTAAAGTTGTAAGTACAACGACTGATGTCCCAGCTGGAATTAATAATTCCAAAAATGCAGTTAGCTTTGATGCTTCTTTGTACAACCCTATTTATGGCAGATCAGACACTGTTCAGCCAGAATCTCACGAATGGGTAGTTTGTGTAGTAGCCTATGGCATTGCTACTAATGTAGGTTCTGTGGACATTCAGAACGTTATGTCTGCTGTGAACGCTGTACAGGCTAGTCTTGAGAATATAGTGCATATTGCAGAGACTTGGAAATCCACTGATGGTAGCTCTTGGTATCGAGTGTGGTCTGATGGGTTTATTGAGCAAGGTGGCCACTATACGTCTTCAGACAACAGCAATTTTACCGTTACACTTAACAAACAAATGAAAACAACCTATTACCACTGCGTCGTAACTGGTGGGTATAATGCCTCAACTGAAAGGGGTTGGGGGTACGTCTATAACAAAACCACCTCTAACTTTAAAGCTGTAGTTGTGGAACCTAGTGGTACGTGGGAAGTGCGTGGTTACTAAAAGGTTCTCAAATGGACTTCTACATCAATCAAAAGTTTACTGATATCTACCCTCCTGAAGCCGCTGTATGGTGTAACACCAGAGGTGACTGCAGTATTCAACAGGTAGACGGTGGGTATCAAATTATTCAGAACCCTGAACCTGATGATTCGATGGTAGCTGAGGCAATCAGAGATAAGAGAGACAATCTCATTGGTGAGACTGACTACTATCTCATGCCTGACTATCCTTCGAATCCTCAGAATCTTGAGGAACTTAAGGTCTACAGGCAGGCTCTTAGAGACGTCCCTAAACAGGAAGGTTTTCCTAGGGATGTCCGTTGGCCTGATGTGCCTAAGTTCCTCTGTAAGGACTCTGAATGGGAACCCTTGGGTCTCGCTAAGGTAGGGATCTAAGGTTATATCCAAGGTGTTCTTTGGGTAACTATGGACACCTTGGTTTCTTTATCTAAGTTACTTTATTTTATAAGGAATATAATTAGGGCAGAATTTGCTTCTAAGGGTGTTGCAGGTGCGGGTCTTGGTACTGGTATCGCAGGTCTTGCTCTCGGTGTCCTCAACAGCTCTAATAACGGCAATGGTCTCCTTGGTGGCCTCCTTGGCGGTGGCAATCAGAACGTAGTGTCTGCTCTTCAGGCTGAGAACAGCATGCTCAAGGCTGAAAACTACTCCGATAAGAATGCCAAGGAAGTCTATATGCAGTCTCTTGCAGACAACCGTAGACTCCGCGATGAAACCTTTGCGTATCTTAAGCCTCTGTCTGATGAAGCGGCCAACAATCGTGTTGAGCTTGCTAAACTTCAGGCTGAGCTTAAGTGTTGCTGTGAAAAGCAGGAACTCCGTGAGCAGATTGTCCTCGGTAAGGTTAATGAGCTTGCCCTGACGACTCAGGCGAAGTTCGGTTGCCTTGATCAGACCATTGCAGGCATGATGGGTACCATGAACAACATCACCAAGACCATTGTCCCGATGTCTGCTATCTGCCCTGCGCCTATGCCCCAGTATAACTCTTGGGTTGCTCCTACGACCACGACTACGCCTGCGGCATAAGGTAGTAGCTTATGAAAATCAGTTTGAGTAAAATCTCTCAGGTACTCCCTGAGTTCGTTGATACTCGACTGATGCCTAGTGCTCCCTCCACGATGAAGTGGCTTCTTGGAGGGAGTACGTTCTTGATTCTGCATCAGGCGGATACCCTCATCGGTAAGTATCTGCCTGTGCTGAAGCAGGTAGGCATCGTCGATGAGAACAACAAGGTAGACATCGAGGTTGCCAAGGGATTCATTAACAGTGCATTCGATAAGAGTGGTACTGTGGAATATCTTGGTTTTAAATTCGATAAGTCTGATGGCGAAGCTCTAATTAATATTATGGAGAAATACAAAGATGATTGACGAAAAGTGGGAAGAAGAAGTGATTGCTATGTCTAAGCATAAGCTTCTTGAAGCTGTAGAAAAGCTTAATAAGGAAGCTTATCACAGTGCAGAAGACATTAGAAAGTATAAGGATGCCTATAAGGCTCTTTACTATCTCCTCAGTATTGAAAAGGCTAACAAGTAATGACCTTTAGAAATGACCATATCTTTACTACTGGAACACAGAACCCTTGTGTGATGGACTCTGATATTCCAGATATTGAAGGCTCGCCTACGGAGAACCTTGAAGACTCTTGGATTCCTAAGGAGTACACTGCCGCTACTGTGACTGGCACTGGGTTTACTGATGGACACGGTAAGATTACTTTTATTCCCGTACAGGTAGTAGCTGATAAAGCCATTTCTATTGATGCTATGGCTTCCTACGAGGTCACCTTTAGTGGCTCCGTAGGAGGCTTCGGTCAGACGGATCATGTGGTCTCCCTTAAGGGACTCTGTGGGGACGATCAGTATGTTTTCCTTAAGTCTGTTAATGTTATTTGCGGGGTAGATAATGAGGGAAATGGTGTTGTGGCTTGTCTTGTTCCGGATGCTACGGGAAAGATTAAGAGTAATGCACTGAAGTTTAGAACCATCAATATGGATGAGGCGTCTGCTACAAAGACAAGAACCTTTAAGGTGTACATTAATGTAACTGCCGAGATCTCCAATGCTAATTTTGGTCTTGGCCAACTGTTCCCCACCACTAAGTAATTATGAATATTCAAGTTTATTGGGATGGTAATGTAGGTGCCTGTGAGTATGAAGCTAGAAAGGGTTTCTATACGACAAAGCCTGTGATCCCTACGGTTACCTTCGACACCCTCGTATATAGCGAGGATGACAATGTTGCAACTAAGCTGATGGGTAATACTCCGTCTCAGCTTACTTCTCAGGAGATTGTTGCAGTTAAGCAGTTCGCTAATGCCAATTCTTCGGAAGTACCTTCTGCTGACACTGTTACTGTCGACAAGCATAATAACGACCCTGAGGCTCACCATGACATCAGAGTAAGCCTTAGCACCCTCAATGAGTATGCTCATCAGGTTGCATCCGTGTGGTCTACTGAGGTCGATCTCGTAGACCTCAACAAGGCATCCTTTGATCTCCCTTGGGAGTACATTGTTCAGGACATTAACAACTGTTCTGATAGTGCCAACAGTTTTAATTGGGTGTCCCCTGCCAATGAGGCATATGACGTTACCGTTAGAGTTGGTTTCTCTGGGCTTCCTGAGGGTACCAATGCTACTCTTACGCTAAAAAAGAATGGCACTGAGGTTATTGCTACGCAAGCCTTTACCAATGTGGGTAATGTCATCACCCTTAATAAGGACGGTGTTGTTCTTGCAGAGCGAGACAAGATGTCTTGCACCATTACCTTTGGTAGCATCCCTGCCTCTGGTATTATTACTCCTGCTAGATCCTATCTCAGAGTAGATAATCACGGCTCTGTTATTGCTAAGAGGTCTGCAGATTTTATGTGTAACACTATTGCCAATACGGTCTTCTATGAAGGAATTGAGGCTAGACTACAGCTTGATGAAGCTAGTAAGCCCGCCATTGTAGTCGACACTTGGAAGAATAAGTAAGAGGATTAAATGGAACTGGAAGTAATTAAGAAGGATGGTACCCACGAAGGATGGGATTGGGATAAGATTGAAGTAGCTATCCATAAGGCCGCCCAGAGGGCTAACGCTACGTACTCTGAGCATGACATTGGTAAGATTAGGGGCTATATTGAGAGCATTGTCTACAGCACCTATGATGAGGTGCCTACTGAAAAGCTACACGCTATTGTCATTGAGGCTCTTTGCAAGTACCTCCCGAAGATCGGAGAATCTTACAAGGAGTTCAGAGACTATAAGAACACCTACGCTAAGGCTTTCGAAGCTGTTAAGGATGAGGCAGACACTGTCCTCCTTTTGGGAGACAAGGAAAACGCCAACTTCGATAGTTCCCTTGTGTCTACAAAAGGTTCACTTATCAAGGGCTATCTGACTAAGCAACTGTATAAGCAATTCTACCTCACTAAGGAAGAGAAAGAGGCTACTAAGGTCGGTAAGTATTACATCCATGACCTTCGAGACATGATCTTTGGATCAATCAACTGTTGTCTCTTTGACATGGCTACTGTTCTTAAGGGTGGTTTTAGCATGTCCAATGTCACCTATACGGAGCCTACGAGTGTCCTTAGTGCCCTTCAGGTGATCGGTGACATCACCCTTGTAGCTACTGCACAGCAGTTCGGTGGATTCACTATCCCTCAGATTGACAAGACGCTCCTCCCGTATGCTAAGAAAACATATGAGCATGCGTTTAAGAAATACTTTGACCAGTGCAATATGGAGTTCGATGAAGCATGCGCAATGGCTATACAAGATCTCAAGCGTGAGTTGGGGCAGGGCTTCCAGTCTCTTGAACTGAAGCTCAATACTGTTCCGTGTTCTAGAGGTGACTTTGCGTTCACTACACTTACCTTTGGTGAGTGGAGTAACGATCTCCGTGCGGATGACAAGGCGTTTCTTGAGATGATTTGTGAGACTATCCTGTATACCCGCATGAAGGGACATGGGGGTAAACAGGTTGTGTTCCCTAAGCTCGTGTATCTCTATGATTGGGAACAACATAGCAGTGATGAGCACGATTATGTGTTCGATACGGCTGTTGAATGCTCCAGCAAGTGCATGTACCCTGATTTTCTAGCTATTAACGCTCCTAATGGCACTGTGTCTGAAACCTACAGAGCGTCTAATAAGCAGTGTGTTATCCATCCTATGGGATGCAGGGCGTACCTCACTCCTTGGAAGGATCCTGAGACTAACGAGTATGTGTCTGTTGGGAGATGCAACATTGGTGCGGTGTCTCTCAACCTCCCGTTGATCTTTAAGGCATCTAAGGGCGACTTCTGGGAAGAGCTTATGGCGAACCTTGAACAGATTCGAGGATTCCTTAAGCGTCGCTATGATATGATTAAGCATGCTAAGGCCAGCACGAATCCTATGGCATTCTGTCAGGGAGGTTTCTATAAGGGCTTTCTTAAGCCTGAAGATGAGGTAGGTGAGCTTACCAAGTATATGACAGCATCTTTTGGAATCTCTGCCTTGAATGAGTTTGCTATTCTCTTTACTGGCGGTAAGGATCTTCAGACTCCTGAGGGACAGAAGGCGGCTAAGGATGTCGTTAAGTTCATCTATGATGCAGTGCAGAAGTTTAAGAAGGAAGACGGATATCTCTATGCACTCTATGGTACCCCTGCAGAGTCCCTTTGCGGTACTCAGATGACTCAGTACCATGAATATTGTGCAAAGAATAACCTTAAGGATGAATTTGAAGGTAGAGCCTACTTCACCAATTCCTTCCATATCCATGTGTCTGCTGACATTACCCCTTTTGAAAAGCAGGATCTTGAGTTTGAGCTTTTCCATCTTATCGAGGGCGGACACATCCAGTATGTCCGTATTGACAACCCAGAGAATAAGTTGGCTCTCATTAACACGATCCTTCGAGGTATGGCTCGTGGGTTCTATCAGGGTGTGAACTTTGATGCGGCTTATTGTGAGGATTGCCACCAACATAGCTTTAATGTTGGCAATACGTGCCCCTATTGTGGTTCTAATAACCTGTCTGTCATCTCCCGTGTCTGTGGTTATTTGGGGTACTCTAACATCAACGGCAACTCCCGAATGAACGATGCCAAGATGGCAGAAATCAACGACAGGAAGAGCATGTGATGGAATTGCTAGTTAAAAGCGCTATAACCTTACTCCTACTGGGATTTAATGTGTGCGCAGTAGGTCTAGTAATATTTTCTTGCATACTATGCTACAAATCTATTAGAGACTGCATAGAAGGGAAAGGTTAATGAAAGAGGATAAAGAATAAAATGACGAATACTATGGAAGATCAAACCAAAGAGCTTATCGGAAATCTCCAGAAGGAACTTGGAATCTGGCTCAAGAGAACTAACCAGAATGCTCCTTATACTAGGCGTCTGAAGCTACTGTACCAGAAGTGCATTATTGAGGAGTTCAATGAGTTTGTCCAAGAGAACGCCGACACTCCTAACGACATGAAGGAGCTGTGTGACCTTATCTGGGTATGCGTGCAGTATGCCAATGTTTGTGGATACGACCTTGAAAGGGGTATGAACGAACTGGTGTCTGAATACTCCAGTAAGTTCTATGACAGTGAGGGTAATTACAATCCTCAGTTCAGAGAAGACGGTAAGCTCCTGAAGGGCACTGGGTTCAAGAAAGCTAACTTTGAGCAGTTCTTTGAGGAATGAGTACCCTTGATGAGGAGTCAGGTAACCTAGCAGAGAACATAGCACAGGTAGCTCCTTCATTGGCAGTATCCAGTGCTGTGATTCTCGGGTTACCTCTTAGCGATTGGGTGTACGTCATCACAATTATCTATACTTTTGTAGGTATCTGCACAATGATTAAAAAGCATTGGGTAGAACCTTGGTTAGAAAAGAAAAGAAAGGAAAAGAACAATGGACTATAAAGGACTTGAGAGCCTCCTAGGTAACATCCATGAGGAGATGCTTCAGAACATGCTTAATGACCTCAGGAACCCCGATAAGAGGTCTCCACAGCTCTATAATGCAATCATTAAGGAACTTGAACGTAATGGCATTGACTGTGTCCCTAAGGCTGGGGAGGGTGAGGAGAATGCACTTAGTAAGCTCCTGAAGGCTACTAAGGAGAACTTCGAGAATTCCTATAGGGGAGACATGAGTGTTAACTGAGAAAGAGGCTAAAGCCCTACTCCCCTACTATGAGAACTTCCCACTATTTACCTCTTTGGTTTGGAAATCTATCGGGTTGCCTTCTCCTACCACGTTGCAGGTAGACATTGCTAAGCTACTACAGAACCCTCCTAGTGACCGCATGATCCTAATGGGGTTCCGTGGTGTAGCTAAATCCTTTATTACGTGTGCATACGTTGTCTGGAGTCTCTGGAGGGACCCACAGACTAAGATCATGGTAGTGTCTGCCAACAAAGAACGAGCAGACGCTAATGCTACGTTTATTAAGAAAATCATCAATGAATTGCCCTTTCTGAGCCACCTAAAGGCTAGAGAAGGTCAAAGAGATACTCAGAACCTTTTTGATGTGGGCCCTGCCCTACCAGACCATTCACCTTCAGTTAAGTCTGTTGGTATTAAGGGCCAGCTAACGGGTTCCCGTGCAGACATCATTGTCGCAGACGACGTTGAGGTTCCAAGTAACTCCTTCACTCAGGTTCTTAGAGATCAGTTGTTTGAACTCGTCAAAGAGTTCGACGCTGTCCTAAAGCCTGGTGAAGGTAAAAAGATCATCTATCTTGGCACTCCCCAGAATGAAATGAGCCTCTATAACGAGCTACAGGAGCGCGGATACACGGCTGTAATCTATCCCGCTAGGTACCCCTATGATGACTCTCATAGAGCCTCCTATGGCGATAGATTGGCCTCTATCATTGCTGACAAGTACGACAAGGATCCTAAGCATTGGGCAGGTAAGCCTACAGACCCCCTTAGATTCTCTGAAGAAGATCTACAGAAGCGTGAACTCTCTTATCGTAAGGCAGGCTTCGCTCTGCAGTTCATGCTTGACACGGCCCTCTCAGACGCCGATAAATACCCTCTACGGCTTCGTGACCTCATCGTAGGTATGTTCCCCTTAGACGAGGCCCCAATGAAGCTCACGTGGCTCCCTGAGCCTTCTAAGAGGGTTCCAGTTGATGAGTGTCCTCCGATGGGCCTTAAGGGAGATTCTTACTTCTACTATCATGCCTCATCCAATGAAGTAGTCCCGTATGCCCATAAGATCCTATGCGTTGACCCCTCAGGGCGTGGTAAAGACGAAACAGGTTATGCTGTTCTCTACTACCTAAATGGATATATCTACGTCATGGAAGTAGGAGGTCTATTGGGAGGCTACTCTGATGTAGTCCTCAATAAGCTAGCTAAGGTAGCTAAGAAGTACAAAGTCAATGAAGTGGTCATTGAAGGAAACTTCGGTGATGGCATGTACATCAAACTCTTTGAACCTGTACTAAAGAAAACCTATAGTAACTGCGGGGTTACTGAAGTCAAGTCTACGGGACAAAAAGAACTCCGAATCATTGATACTCTTGAACCTGTAATCTCTAATCATAAAATGTGTGTCACCCCTGAGTGTATCAGGAATGACTACTCTACCGTACCTGAATCTGACTACAAATATGCTTGTTTCTATCAGCTCACTCGTATCACTGTTGATAGAGGTGCCCTTATTCATGATGACCGTCTGGATGCTCTGGCAATCGGAGTTAAATACCTTGTGGACTTCATGGGCGTAGATGCTGATGAAGGTATTAACGAACTAACCGAAGAATGGCTAGAGGAGTCTATGGAGTCCCTGTATGGATTCTATACGTCCAATATCGGAGGTGTGATGGTAACTGAAGATAGGCACAGCCCTAAAGGTACCTCTAAGGGTGTAGACAGATATAAGGATAAAGGGTATACATTCAAGAGGTGATAACTGAAATATGCTTTATTAGTATTGAACACTTGTTCAGTAAATAATAAAGACAATGTAATAGAGAAAACAAGGTATTTCAGAATAAAATCCATACTCCTAGGGGGGGCTAGGAAAGACATATATAGATATACATATAGGTCTTTTCTAGCTCCCCCTTTTTGTTAGAAATGAAAGTATCAGAAGTAAAAGGTATCAGTGATGATGGAGTCTTAAGAAAATCCTTAGGGTATCTATAGACCCTTATGGGGATCTATAGACCCTTATGGGAGTCCATAGACCCTTATGGGAATCCTTAGGTGCCTATAGACCCTTATGGGAATGACCTCAATGAACAATACCAATAACACTAAAAATAAAGTATTCATCACCATCAAAATCATCATTATCATCATCCTCTTTATAATGTCTTTGTTTAACGGGGATGTGTCTACTGTTGATGCTCTTCTACGTACTCTTGTGACTAGTCTATAATTACTTCCAGTTCCCCCTTGGGTCCCCTTACTGCTAGCAAGCTAGCTACGGGTTCCTGAGGGGTTTTATTTAAAGTTATCCACAGGTTATCCACAGCTAGCTCTTGCTAGCACAGGTATAACTACAGGTAACTAAGGGGGATCATAAAAATTGATCAAATTTGTGAACCCTCACTTAAGGAGTTCACGTGCGTGGATGCCCCCGTGGGGGTGCCTGGGGGTGCCTGCGGGCTCCCGCTGTGTCCTTTGGGGTCTTTGATTATACCACAGATTCAAAGGGCTGTCAAGGGGTGCTTTCCCCTATTGACATCCTTATGGTACTTGTGGTATACTGGATAGTTTATCAGTGTTTTTTCAAGTTATCCACAGGTTATCCACAGGTT